TGACATTGGTTGTATTATGGTTTATGTATATAATAGGTATGGCGGTTACAAATACATTTTGTAATTGTGAACAAGAAATGAATTATTGGTGGAGATTAAACAATGGGTAAGAAGAAGTCATCGGGTAATAGTTATACATCAAAGGGTGAACGTCCTAATGTATCAAAGAATACTCGTAAAGCAATGCGGCGTGATTATATCGAAAATCGTAAACTTGAAAGATTGAATAATCAGATTGCTGCATGGAAAGCTGGTAAGAATGTGATGCTTACTGTTCCAAACAAGGGTGATGATGCTAAGAAGATGCCATTTGTTCGAGTAAACGCTCGTGAAGTTTGGGGTAACCCAAACTCAAGTTATATGATGAAACAAACAGCGGAGTAATATATCATGACAATTGACCTTAAAGAAATCACACGAGATGCAGTAGCAGCAATTCTTAAAAGTGATGTTGCTAATGTAACTTTTACAAAATCAGATGGTTCTGAACGTGTAATGAAGTGTACTCTTATCGATGAGTATATCCCTAGCCCAGAACTCGACCTTGCTCGTACAAGCACACGAAAGGTAAACGAAGCAGTTCTTCCTGTTTGGGATATTGATAAGAATGCATGGCGGTCTTTCCGTATCGATTCAGTTAAAGCAATTCAGGTAGTATAATGAAATTTAAAATTACAGGTATTGAAGAAAAGAAAGAAGGATCGATTGACAACGAAGGGAATGTGGTCGGTGCAAAAGGTGGCACTGAGATGGTCAAAGAAGCAATCCTAAGTCGTCTTGATGATAATCTTCTTGATGAGTTCAACATCATTCATTCACGAGTCCGTAAACTCCATCCTACTAAGAAGAATATTCTTGTACTTCATGACCTTTGGCAAGATCCAGAAGCGCAACACTTGAAAGACCCAGAATCACGTAAACGATTTGCTAAGTTAGTGTTCGTATCTAACTGGCAATTCCAAACGTATAATATGGGTCTTGGTGTTCCGTATCATGAATCTGCTGTTCTTCGCAATGCTATTGTTCCAATCGAACATCACGAAAAAGAAAAAGATGGACCAATCAATCTAATCTATCACACAACACCACATCGTGGTCTTGAACTTCTTTTACCTATCTACGAAGTTCTTCATAAAAAATGGGGTGACAAAATTCATCTTGATGTCTATTCATCATTTAACATCTATGGATGGCCACAACGAGATGAACAGTATAAAGAAGTGTTTGATAAGTGCCGAGAACATCCTGGTATTGAATATCATGGTTCTGTTCCAAACGAAGAGATTCGTGAAGCATTGAAAAAGGCTCATATCTTTGCTTATCCATCAATCTGGCAAGAGACTTCTTGTATTGCTGCTATTGAAGCCATGAGTGCAAAGTGTGCTGTGGTATGCCCTAACTTTGCTGCTCTTCCAGAAACAGTCGCAAATTTTGGTCTTACATATCAGTATGATGAAGATCCAACACAACACGCTAATAAGCACCTACAGTTGCTTGATGCTGCGATTGCTGACTACTGGAATGAACGACATATGGATAAACTTAATTTTCAAAAGATTTATGTCGATAACTTCTATTCCTGGGACCACCGTATTATTGAGTGGGAAAATCTTCTCCGCAGCCTCTAAGTCATTGATATCATTCAATTCTTTTTTTAAAATAATATCATTTTATGGGTTGACATTATTTCTTTTTTATTATATACTCTATATGATGAGAAAACAAGGAGAGATATCAATGTTGATTTCGCATAAAGTTGGGAGCGTTTAATATGGCTAAATCACTTCTATCCACTGGTCGTAAGAAAAAAGCGCCTCGTACAGCTAAAAGTGTTGATGAGCAGTATCTTGGTGTAGAACCAGTTTGGGATGATAGTATCGCAACATCATCCCAACTCGCATCTGCTTATAACTGGTACAATTATTTTGGAGATATCAAGTCAGCAGCAAAAATGCTGTTCACTCATTATCCTCGGAATAAGACAGAGATCAAAGTTCTTCGTAAACTTGATGTCAAGTCAATTTCGCCTATTCTCGGTTACAATGCAAGAATGATGTCTCGTGGCTGTAAATTGCCGAAAGATTTCATTGAGCGTTTCAATCAAAAAATTGAAGAGTTGCTGGATCAGGCAACTGCTATTGAAGAAATTGTTATTGAAAAGAAAGTTGCGTATAAGCCATCTGTTCAAGACCGTATTCGTGAGCAGATTAGCGACTATATTGGCGAGATTGAAAATGAAGTTGATTTGTTTTCAGAGGGTGGATACAAGTCAGAGTTTAGTATGTACGCTTGGCTTCAGCAGAATAATGTGAAGTCTCAACAATCCAATGCGATTGCTGAGTACTATGTTCCTTGGCAAAATGAGTTGAAAGAAGCGATTGCGAAAAAAGACGAGCAACTCGTTGAAGGTTATTCAAATATGAAACCCGCTCAACTCAAGAAGTTTGTCGAGTTCCTTGATGGTATCATTAAAGACGCTACCACATGGGGTGCGAATCAGAAGACTGTTCGGAAGACTCGTACCAAGAAAGCGCCATCTATTGAGAAGCAGATTGGAAAACTAAAATATGCCAAAGAGAGTAAAGAGTATAAATTAGTCAGCGTCAATCCTGCTCTTATCATTGGGTGTAATCAGTTGTGGGTATTCAATACCAAGTATCGCAAACTGATGCGCTATGATGCTCTTGGACCTGCTGGTCTTTCAATCAAGGGTACTACGCTTCAAGGTTACGATGAAGAAGCATCGGTGAGTAAAAAGATTCGCAAACCAGATGAAGTCTTACCTCGATTACTCAAAGGCGGCAAATTAGTTCTTCGAAAACTGATGAGTGAAATAAATAGTAAAGAATCAGTTCCTAACGGAAGAATTAATGGAGATACGATATTGCTTCGTGTAATTAAATGACCGCAAACAATGTAATCAAGTTTCCCAAGTTTGATAATGCACCTCCCCAATCAGGGGAGGAACTTGGTGTTTATTTTGATAAAAATAAAAAAGCGTATATCGATTATATCTGTGATCACTACTGCACCAATCTTTATAACAAACTTGGTGGTCATGGATTCGATGTTTTCGATGGTGATTTTATTACTAATTTTTCTTACACTGTTGAAACTCTCCGATATGCAATGTATAGCAGTTTGGATTTAGACCATCCACTGAAAGAGCATATTGATGATATGCTTGAGATTGTAGAATCAGATGATCTTCCAAATTTAGATTGACTTCTAATTAAATATCATATATAATGAGTATATTAAATAAATTGAACTGAGTGAACAAAATGATACTCGTGGACTTAAACCAGGTAATGATCTCCAACCTGATGATGCAAATTGGAGGCAAGAAAAACATTGCTGTTGAAGAAGACCTTGTTCGGCACATGGTGCTTAACTCGCTCCGTATATATCGAACAAAGTTTTTCAAAAAGTATGGTGAACTTGTTATCTGCTGCGATGATAAAAACTATTGGCGGCGAGAACTGTTTCCTTACTACAAAATTCATCGTAAGAAAGACCGTGATGAATCAGGTTTAGATTGGAATATGATCTTTACCGTGCTCAATGGCATTCGTGATGATATCCGTGAGAAGTTTCCATACAAAGTAATTCAGATTGAACATGCGGAGGCTGATGATATCATCGGTTCACTCTGTCACCGATTTGGTCATCTCGGTATCACGAATGGTTCTGCTGAACCTATTCTCATTCTATCATCTGACAAAGACTTCATGCAGTTACAGAAGTATGCAAACGTAGAGCAGTATAGCCCTATGCAGAAGAAGTTTATCACATGTTCTAACCCTGCACGATATATGCACGAACATATTCTCAAAGGCGACAGAGGTGATGGTGTCCCTAACTTCTTGTCTGATGATGATGTGTTTGTAAATGGTAAGAGACAGAAGCCTCTTGCTACAAAAAAGATTGATGCTTGGAATGGTATGAGACCTGAAGATTATTGTGATGAGCGTATGCTACGTAACTATCGTCGCAATCAGCAGTTAGTTGACCTCGACTTCATTCCTGAAGACATTCAAAACGAAGCGAATGAAATCTTCGATAATTATAAATTGAATGAGAGAGGCAAAATCTTTAACTATTTTATTGAGAAGAAAATGAAAAACATGATGGAAGTGATTGGAGATTTCTGATGAATTATGATGATTTAATTCACATGCGAATTTTAGAACGTGAAATTGCTATTTTAGAAAGTCGATTTGAACAGCATGATACGGGTCATATTCGAACCGCAGTAAGTGTTCTTCAACATCGAGTGAATGAAATTGAAACAGATATTAGAAATAAATTGGAAACATAATGGCTTATAAAGAAGGCGTTGCTGAGATTCTCATCCGAGTATCAAAGCTCAAGACTAAAAAAGAAAAGATTGAAGCATTACGTGCCAGTCACAATATTGTTTTAGAAAATATTGTCGACCTTTGCTTCAACCCTAATCTTAAATTTGCATTGCCACCTGGAGAACCTCCATATAAGGCAGCAACGAAAGAGATGGATTATCATTTCACGTTATATTCAAACATGCGTAAGTTTGGTATCTTTCTTGAAAATGGTCCATATCCAACCATGACAGCATTGAACCGTGAAGTTCAGTTTGTAAACTTTCTCGAATCTCTTGATCCCGATGACGCAAAGTTAGTTATCGCTATTAAGGATAAGAAGATGCCATACAAAGGTATCACTCGTAAGTTATTCGAAGAAGCATGGCCAGCACTAGCATCAACATGGGAAACAAAAGAAAAGGCAAATGGGTAAAACGTATCGTCGCAACAAGAGCGAGTGGGATGATGATTATCAACCATCTTATAAGAAATCAAAGAAAGTTAAGTTCACTCGTCGTAAAGACAAACATAGCATTGATGAGATAGAAAATGAAGAACGTATTGAAAACGGCGTACATAATCGGCAACGGAGTCTCTCGTAGTTCATTTGATTTAATGAACCTCAAGGGCAAAGGCAAAGTCTTTGGTTGTAATGCTCTATATCGAGACTACGCTGAACAAGATTATGTATTACCAGATTATCTGGTAGCGATTGATAATCCTATTATTGCTGAGATTGAAAAATCTGATTTTCCAAAAGAAAGATTTCTGAATCCACCAGAAGATGAGAAGTGGGAACCAGTTGAACTACACTGGAAACGATCAGTAGCTCCTGGCTGGAGTCCTGCTCGACCACGTTCGAACGCTGGCATGAATGCTATTCAAGAAGCAATTAAGAAGGGTTACACAACCATCTTTATTTTTGGATTTGATTTCCTTGCTGTATCGGAAGATGTAGCAACGTCTAACGTATATGATGGCACTGCATGTTATGGATTAGAAACACGAGCAAATATCTATGACACTCGCAATCGTATGAAGTATCTTGGATGGATGATCGAACAGAATTCAAAAGTCAAGTTTCGATTTTGTTATCCAGATGAAATCATTAAAAAAGGTATATACACACCCGAAGCGGATAATGTAGAAGTGTTAAATTTTAATGATTTAAATACTTTACTTTTGGAGAAATAACTTGTATAATGATATTATGATTGGTGCTTTTCTTGTAATTCTTGTTGGATTGTGTTTTTATGCAGGTTATAAGTTTGCTTTGCAAAGAGCAATCGAACAGACACTTATGGTGTTAGAAGATGATGACATCATTCGTTTAGTAACTAAACCAAATGGTGAAATTGAAGTTTATAGTGGAACAAAGTTTTATAATGGAGTTGAGAAGTGAATATCTTCGTATTAGATGAGAACCCTTGGGCTGCTGCTCGGATGCATTGTGATAAGCATGTCCCCAAGATGATTGTTGAATCTGCTCAAATGTTATCAACCGCCCATCGGATTCTTGATGGCAAAGAATATCTTGCTCCATCGAAGTCTGGTAAGCGTATGACAAAACACTATCTCTTAGAACGGAATGATGATATTGTTTACAAAGCAGTTCATGCAGCACATCCATGCACGGTATGGACTATGCAATCAGCAAGTAATTATATCTGGCACTATGGTTTATTTCATGCGTTGGCTGAAGAGTTTGAATATCGTTTTAAAAAGATTCATCGGTCATGGGATATTCTCAAGCATATTCTCTGTGCTACTCCAGTAAACATTCCTAATGTTGGACCTACTCCATATGCAAGGGCTATGAAAGCGTATCCTGAGTTAATGGAAATCGAAGACCCTGTAAAGGCATATCAAGAGTTTTACAAAGCAGATAAGGTAGAGTTCGCTAAGTGGGAGAAGGGTCGTTCTGCTCCAGATTGGTGGAATAATAAATAAAAATAGGAGGGCGCATGCCTACGTATAGTTTTAAAAATGATACTACTGGTGAAGAATTTACTGAACTCATGTCCATGTCGGAACGTGAGGCATTCCTCTCTGACAATCCACAATATCGGCAACTTCCACCAACTCAGATGAATATCATCGCTGGTCAAGGCGGTATTCGTACTGATAATGGTTGGAAAGAAAACCTTTCGCGCATTGCGGAAGCTCATCCCACATCTGAGCTTGCCAGTGTTTATGGTGATAAGTCTAGTAAAGAAGCCAAAACTCGCCAGGCAGTAGAAAAATGGAAGAAGAAAAGGGCAGTAGACAATACATAATGGGACTCTAACAAATAAGGGTATCAAATGTATAACCATTCTAACTTAGCTTTTGAAAACGAAATTCAGTTTAATAACAAAAGAGTTTCAAGAAAACAAAAACGTAGAGCAAAGGGAAAGTCAAAAGAAAGTAATACCAGTTACAATATGGATATAAAGAATGTGATTCCTAAAACGCAAAATCAAATGCGTACATTCAAAGAATATCAAAATGGCAATCATTTACTACTGCAAGGATTGGCTGGAACTGGTAAGACATTTATCTCGTCATATTTGGCGATGAATGAAATTCTCAATCAACAAACGGAAAAGCGAAAGTTAGTTATTGTAAGATCGGTTGTGCCAACAAGAGACATGGGGTTTCTACCAGGCAATCAAAAAGAGAAACAGAAAGCATATGAACTACCATACACTAGCATATTTACAGAATTGTTTGGGCGAGGCGATGCGTATGAGTTATTCAAAAGCAAAGGAATGGTTGACTTTATCAGCACATCCTTTATACGTGGAATCACTCTTAAT